TTGTCATACCGCCAAGTTCAACGCAAGCCTGCATAACCTGTTCCTGGTATAGGATACACCCATATGTTTCCTCAGTAAATGGCTTTAAAATCTGGTGCATATAGTCAATATTTTGGCGACCATGCTTGCGAGCAATATAGTCTTTACCAATAGTATTCATAGCTCCAGGACGAACCAAAGCATTAGACGCAGCAAGTTCTGCCAGATTTTTTACACCCATCTTGATTAGTAGATTTGTATATGGAGCTGCTTCACACTGGAAAACGCCCTTTGTATATCCATCAGAAAGCATCTGATATACATTTTTATCATCCATATCTATTTTAAGAAGGTCAATCTTTTTACCATATCTATCTTCAATAATGTCAACAGTATCTTTAAGAACACTAAGAGTCTTTAGACCAAGAGCATCTATCTTAATTAGGCCAATGCGTTCTGCTTCTTCCATATCTACCGCTACAACTGGGATACGATCATCTGCTCCAGTAACATTACGAGTCTCTAATGGTGCATACTTGAATATAGGTTCTTTGCTTGTCACCACACCAGCAGCATGAATTCCAGTACCACGAATACGACCACGAAGTTGGTCTCCAAGAGCTACTACCTCTGGGTATTTATCACGGAACCATTCTGCATTTCTTGATGTACAAAAATCATCCCATGTATCAACTGTTTTTAAAACCTTGTTTACATCTGGCAAAGGAATATTTAGTGCACGAGCAACATCTCGCACAACACCCTTATCCTTAAACTCTAAAAATGTTGCAATAGAAGCAACATGGCGATACTGTCTAACTAGATAGTCTTTTACTTCATCACGACGTGAATCTTGAATGTCTGAGTCAATATCAGGAAAGTCATTGCGCTCAGGATTAATAAAACGGAAGAACAATAGTCCGTGCTTTATTGGATCAATATCTGTAATTCCAATTGCATAACAAAGCAAGGACCCAGCAGAAGATCCACGGCCTGGACCAACCATGATGTCCTCTTTCTTTGCCCAGTTAAGCATGTTACGAACAACTAGAAAGTATGGCTCAAAATTCTTTTCTCCAATAATCTTTAATTCTTCATCAAGACGATTAATATATTCTGGGTTTGTATCTAGCCCACGGTCTTTTAGACCTTCCATAGCTAGCTTACGCAACTCTTCTCCTGGATTCCTATATTGAACTGGTAATAGATTAAGACCAGACTTAATATCATAATCTTCTACCTTATTCATAATCTCATTAGTGCTACTAAACATTTCTTCATTATCTATACCCTGCTTTGCCATACAATCTTTCATCTCTTCATATGAAAGCAAGTGAATGTCAAAAGAGCGGAAAGACATTTGACGGTCTGCGCCATACAAATAATCAAGCCTATCCATCATGTCCTTGTACTTCTTAGACTTTTCGTATGTAACATCTTTCTGTAGTTTTGCGTGGGTATTTAAAATAAGCATTAGCTCTTGAATTTCTTTTTGGCTGGTATCAGAGTGGTGGCAGTCTGGTGTAACTACAATCTTTACACCCATAGACTTTGCCAAATCAATTAATCCTTTATTTACTTTCTCAGGATTATGTGGCATTACTTCAATATAATAGTCATCGCCAAATGTTTCTTTAAACCATGCCACATGCTTCTTTGCTACTGCAAGTTCATCTAGCTCTACCGCTTTTGCTATCCAACCACTAAGGCAAGCGGAAGTAACAATAATTCCTTCTTTATATTTTGCAAGTGTTTCAAAATCAAATCTTGGCTTGCTAAAAAATCCTTCAGTCCAAGCAATTTCATTTATCTTATTTAGATTTTCTAAACCTTGTTGGTTCTTGGCAAGAAGAACTATATGATGATAATTTTGATCAAGTGGGTCAGTGCGTTCTGCTTTTGCCCTTTTGTCAGACATATCTGTTGTCATATAGCCTTCTATGCCAAGAATTGGTTTAATACCAGCTTCCTTCGCAGCACGATACATCTCACGGTGCCCAGACAAAGTTCCATGATCTGTAATAGCAATTGCTGGCATACCCAGTTCAACTGCTCTATTTACATATTCCTGCGGAGTAGCCACACCATCCATTAGAGAGTAATGGGTGTGGACATGAAGCCCAACGTAATTCATCTATTACCAATCAATATTGGTAGCAGTAGTTGATGGAGTATCGAACCCAAAGTAGAATGCTTCTTGCTCTGGATATGGAACTTCACGAACAACTTTCTCTAAATTAAAGAATTCCTTGTTTTCCCACTTAAATGGTTCAGTATCTGGAGTTGATGGAATTAATGTGTAATTGGTTTCAGTTCCCTGTCCATTACGCTTTAGCTTCCACATAAGATTTGAGATGCTTCCTGTTTCAAGTGCATACTCACGAATTGTATTAAATGCTGATTGCTTGCTAATACCTTGCGACCATACTGCAATGTATGGATCTTCAGTACCATCATCAACTAGAACATTTGTGTAAAAACGAAGACGTGCTCTCCAACCACTTTTGGGTTCTTTACGTGCCATTTCGCAACCAAAGCAACGCCCCTCAGATTCCTGAGTACATGCTGCCTTGCGCTTATAATCTTTTGGATTTGTGTGCTCTGATACAACAACGGCAAGACCACGATCTTCATTATAGTTGGCTGAGTCAGAGTCCAGTTCGTTAACAAAACGAATCTTTGCTGCTTGTCCGTCCGCTAGTTTTACCCAACGAACCTTTGTTCCTGTACTTTCATATTTTGGCTTTTCAACTAATGCGTTGATGTTTTTAAGCCCTTTTACTATTGTCATTTATTTTCTCCTTATATAAGTTTTTCTATTTTAGCATAGCAATGATAGAGTTGTCAAATGAGTATTCAAGTTTTCTAATAGCATCATCATTCATATCACCAATATCTTTATATTGTTTTTCTAATTTAACTATTGTAACTAGTGACCCTAATTTCTCAGTTAGGCGGTCAGCCATAATTGAGCCTGCCTCATCATTGTCTGCTACAAGCACAACACTAGTGAAGTACTTTTCCAATAATTTCATCTGGCTTGATGAAACATTAGCCCCCAGCGTAGCAACTGCGGGTAAACCTACCTGATCTAATCTAATAGCATCAAAAGATGATTCAACAACATAAATAATCTTTGATGACTTTACTCTATGTAAGTTAAATAATATTTTGCTTTTTGGTAGTCCTGGTGTATTTTTAAATTCTTTTCCTTCTACCGTTCTTGCAACAAAACCTAAGCACATGCCATCTGGAGAATGCATAGGAACAACAACAGAGTCTTGTTTTTCAGAATAGCCTAAGTCAAATTTAACCATGGATTCTTTTGTAATTTTACGACCCTCAAAATATGACACTGATCTTGGGCTTTCTATGGCCTGTTTTGATAGTCTTTTAATAAGTAGTTCGTCATACTGTACAAAATCTGGTGCAGCATAAAGAGCTTTATTAACAACTTCCTCTAAGTTAGTCTCAACTTCTTTACTCTTAATATATCTAATAGATTCAAAATATGATCTGCCAGTCATGTGCATTATAAACTCTACAAGATTTTTAGTTGTTTGACAGCCAAAGCAAAAGAATAATCCAGATTCTTTTGATACTTCTCCAGCAGGGGTTCTATTATTATTGTGATAAGGACAAAAGATTATATAATCAGTTCCGTACTCAGCCTCTATATCTATTCCTGCGCCTGTTAGTACTCTTTGTATTTGTTGTGATGTATATATATCGTTATTTTTTGTCTTCATAATCTTTATATCTGTAATATCCTTTATCAAAATCTGCCTGTACTAAAAAGTCTCCCATGAATCCATTACGATTTTTTCTAAACGCACATTCAATTATATCACTGTTGGTTCCACGACCCAGCGCTAATACCCAGTCAGCATCATATGCAATTTGACGTGACCAAGATGTTTGTCCAAGTGTTGGAACTGTAGACATATCTTTAACATCATCTGGAGTAGCAGAAGAAATTGCAATAATAGGAACCTCTTCGCTAATAGACATTAATTTTAGTTCACGAGAAAGATTCTTCATACGTACCGTTTCATTATCAGACTTTTGGTTTGGTGCCATAAGTTGCAGATAGTCTACAATTACAAAGTCTGGGCGATACTGATCAATCTTTCCACGAATAACTGATGGTGTAATTTCTCCACCACTATCATTTGAAATAATGTGAAATGGTGGCTTTCCAGAAATCTTACTGTCATGCCATTTCTTTAACATGTCTATTTCAATATCACCATTAGAAATCTTACGGTGTGACCAAAGACCTTCTCCCATAATCGCAAATACACGATTACGAACTTCTGTCTCTGACATTTCAAGACTTATGATCATTGGTGTTTTGCCCTGTTTCCATGCTTGTACAGCAAAGTAAAGGGCAAGCCAGGATTTGCCAATACCTGGATATGCTAGGAAAATCCCCAACTGACCTGGCATAATTCCTGAAGGAAGGTAATTGTCAAACCCTGGCAAGCCTGTTTTAATTCCTATCTTACCTAATTCTTGTTGCTTCTTAACATTTTCAAAATATGAAATAGCAGATTGAATATCTGTTGCATCAATATCACGAATTACTGATGTATTCTTTTTTAGCTCTGAAGTTTTTGTAATAAGTTGTTCAAGAGCTTTTACGCCCTGACCACCTTGAACTTCTGTAGCAGCATTACGAATAATATCTTTAAGGCTGTCATTTAAATAATCAGCCTGGAATTCTTCTAGGTGATGTTTTGTTGAGCCTACCCCTTGAACTGGCGCAAAATCTCTAAATTTCTCTATAACCAAAGAAGTTGGTGGAACTGTACCATTTGACTCTGTATATCTTTTTATAAAATTCCATATATCTCCATGTGTTTTAAGCATAGAATCTATGTTGGCTTGAAGTAATATATGGACTTGCTTATCTTCAAGTACTGCTGATACTAGTTTTGCCTCTGTATTATTCACTTAACCACTTCCTAGCCAATTTTCTACGCTCTTCTCGTTCTTTTAAATCTTGTTCTGTTGATTCTCTACCGTTTAAAATATCTTGTGCATTATATGCAAAAAAGTTCCAACTAGGATTTTGAGCAACTTTGAAATAATAATCTAATAAATCATAACAAGCCTTAAGCCCATATGATTCAACAAGGGCATCTGCTGCCCACTGCTCAACATTTAAATTGAGATTAGACTTTTGCTCATATCTCTGCAAATGAAGCTTATTGTAGCGACTGAGCAAAGCCATACGGTCTTTGCGGTCTGCCATATTATTGCTCTACTATTTCAGCTTTTGCTTCTTGAACCTTTTCAATAACCTTTGCTTCTACAAAATCATAAACACGATTCATAGCATCATTGGTTGTTTCTCCATCACGAACGTGATCAATAACACCAAGGTCAACTCGTAAAGATTGGAAATTACCTAGATTAAGCGTATACCCAAGCGTTACATTTACTTTTGTTTCATTTCTTTCTTCCACCACTGCCTCCTTCATAAGGCTAATTAATACTTTCTCCCCAAACAGGAATAAATCTACCATCTTCTGTTTTTGTATAAACCAGTATACCATCACCCATTTTTCTTGTCAATTCTTGAGAAGTTGGTATAGAGTTATTTGTTATTAAATTATCTTTTCTTGGTCTGCCATTATGTATAGTTGCCAGTATATCACGAATACTTTTTATTTGCGACTCAGAGTAATAAGATCTTATTTGCCATCCACGTTCACCATTAACTTTTGCACCAGTTGGTGCTGGAATAATTCCTTTTTTAATTAAATATGGAAAATATTTTCTATGCCTATTGACAAGACGTGCAGTTTCTGCTACAGTATAAGCTCTTTGTCTATTTTTTCTAAAATCATTACGCATACATGTTTCTAGTCTATCTTTTGTAATATTGTAAACTGTAACCATTCCAGTTGAACGAGAACTATGATAAAGTCTTACTAAATCATTATTTAAAAACCAGAGTGTTTTGTTTCCAGGTATTACAGGCTGGCTATTGTATTTTTCGCTCTTGTCTGCTCTACTTTTAGAAGCCATGAGCCCTCCTGAGATTGTGCAGGAGGATGAAAAAATTTTCTAAATCCACACGAAATGCAATATGTTTCAAGATGCATTTCACTAGAAAATAATCTATCAACAAACATTCTCCCATTACATTTTTTACAATTGATCATATTAATTTGGCACACCTACTGCTATTAGGTGTACAGAAACTGAAAGATCTCCAGATGCATTAAACCTAACTATTCCATTGACGCCAGACGTAGTGATGCTAGTTAGTACTACTGTTACATTTTGCCCTGCCTGCGTACCGCCAATATTTACTGGAGATGCTGTAGCTACTGGAGCATATTTAAAACCAGTGTCAAACGTGATAGAAAATGATTTTTCGTTACCTGCGTTTACAATTGAGTTATTGGCAACATTAACAATTTTTGCAACTAGTCTTGCCTGAGATGTTGGAATATTTTGTGTTCCTGCAGAAATTGTATCTATAGTTGTATAGTTATAAACATTACTAGATATGCTATCAGACATATCGTTAAAAGCATCGGCAAGCTGGTAGATGTATGAAACATCTAGTGGCTGTCCTCGTTCTGGTAGTGGTATCTTTGCCATTATATCTCCATTATATCATTACACTGTTTCGTTTAACAGCCTATATACTTTTAAAAATGGTGTCCCAGGAGCCCCGTCTGCTCTTTCTGCTGGATCACCTTTTAAATATATTTCAATGCTCATTCTATTTGGGGTTGTTGGCTGAACCACTCCATCAATAGTCCATGTTGATGGAATTGGAATTGACAAAGATGTTGTATCTATTCTTTCTTTATATAGCCAGTCGCCGTCTCCACTACCACGGTCCCATCTAATCCAAATATCATATTCATGAGATTTAGATATTGAATATGTTTTTGAATTGTATATTTTTGTTACTTCAACAGAATCCCAAACTATAGAGGCAATGCTTCCTGCTTTATTAAAAGATACACTGCCAGGAACAAATGTATAATCTGGCTGTATTAATTGTATAGGAGACCAATGAGATGTTCTGTTTCTATCTTCTGATATAACTCTATATCTAACATCATATCCTTCATATACGCTACTTATAGCTGGCATATCTGAAATTGGAACTCTGTATTGCTTTATTCCACTATCTGCCATTATGTTACTCCAATAGAAAATCTAAATTCAATATAATTACTTGTGTTTGATGGTTTAATAATTGTTGTAGCTTCTGAATCTTTAACAACTGTATACCCCGTCATTCCATATAAAGGATTTACAGTTGAAACATTTTCAAGTCTAAGAGCATCAAGAGCAATATAATATTGATCTGATGGGACATTATCTATCATTGCACAAGCATATATTTTAACTACAGTAACTGCGTTCCAGGTAAAGTTTGGAGTTATATATAGATTTTGTAATTGAGTGGATACTACATAATATCTATTATCATCAAGATTATATTCTCCTCCTCCAGTACCGCCACTATTTTCTAGCTCAATTTCAAATCTAGCAAAGTTCTCTGCTGATGGATCATCTGTTGATGCAAAATCTACTAAAACTCTAACAAGGTCTGGAGCAGATGTAGAGTCTCCATCTTTATTAATAATAGAAAAAGCCATTCTAAGTTCATCTGTAGGTGAGTTTCTAGTAAAATCTACATCTGGATTTGTTAAATGTATATGATTTGATCCAGGCTCCACATAAAAATGTCCAGAAGGAGATCCTGTTGACATATCTATTGTTATGTCTGCATCGTCTCCACGCATAACAATCATATTATTTAAAAATCTACAACGTTCATATCTTTCTGGTCTAGGAGATTTAAAAAATATAGCATTATCCGCATTAGTCTGAAATACTAAATCATTTGTAGCAATAATATTATCATCATTTGGATCATCCAATGGCTCAGATATTGTTGGAATGGCGGTAGCTGCGGTGGCAGTATGATGTTGCCAATTTTCTCCTTGTGTAAAAGCAAATACAGTTTTGCTGTCGTATGCTCCAGCAGATGGATTAGAACCAGCGGAATATAATCCTATTTCTGTTATTTCGTATCTTTCTTCTGTTGGTAATTCTGCCGTTAAAACGATTTTTTCTGTACCACCATCATTTACAAAACCTCTAGACGAAATTGGAACACGAAACATTTCAAAGTCTAAATTTTCTTTTTCTGAATAATCTCCGTATGGGGTAGAAGTTAATAGTGGCTGTGCACCACAACCTACTGCTATATAGGAGGCATAAGCTGGTGCTTGACCAATTAAATATTTTCCAATTATGGATTTGCCTTTGTCAGTTATCATAGTTCCGCCTCATATATTGTACCATTAGTGGTTATTTGAACTTCTATTTGTTCATCTTCTTCTAAGTTGACAGCCTCTATAACTAGGTCTCCAGTTTCTGGATCTATATAAACATTAGTCCCTGCTGGACCATTTCCAACATTTGGTATTTTATTATTTAACTTAATTGCAAAATTTTGAAAATATTTATCTGATGTTGATTGAAGAGAAATTATATTATTAGGGTTATATTCTTGCTGTATTCTAGCCAAATTTTTGATAGGCTGATAAATAATATTTTGACCATTAACTGTATCATTTCTGGCAATATTAATTAACTCTTGACCACCAATATTTTCAAATATTAGGTCAGTCATTAGCTCTATTGGTATTGATTCACTATTTAATAAGATTGTGTCTATTGGGGCAGTTTTGACTGGTTCTGGCGCAGCCTGAGTAACTACTGGAGATGATACTAGGGATGTGGATAGTGGAGTTGGTGGGGTTGCTGCTACTGGAGTTGGGTCTGGTTGTACAGATCCAGTATTGGTACTAGTAGAGGTTTCGGTTGTTGAAACATTTGGAATATTAAGATATGGTCTATGACCAGTATTAGAAACTACACCAGCGTTTGACCTTACAGTTCCCCATCCCCAGTGAATTCCTTTTTCTGATCCAACACCAATTAGTTGATTATCTTCATTAAAATAAGGCACTGTGTATTCTGGATTTCCAGTCCACTGTTGTTGTCTAGCTGTTCCTAAAGAATCCCATAAATGTTGCGGTATCTCAATTCCATTTAATTGTGGCATTATACCTCACTCAGATAAACTATCATAGAAGGACCAGTATTACTTCTAGAATATTCAATATTATACACTACAAATCTTTCTCCAGAATCTGCCACTAAGTCTAGTCCATCGCTATTTTGATAGGAAACTGTAACTATATCTCCAAGCTGAAGTGTGGGAATAGAAAACATATTAATTCCTATAGATTTTCGTGGGTTCATAACTTTTTCAATAATCCAACCCATTAGTTTATTTGCATCATCCTGTGTTTGAATATATGGACTATCTATAGCAAACTCATTATTTCCATATATCAATCTACTAAGCTTAATCTTGTCATATTTTTGCTGCTCTACCGTGGGCGAAACGGTAAGGGTACTTCCACTGAGTTGTGGTGTAGAGAAGTTTGATCTTTTTGAAAAATATTCATCTACCGTTAACTCATGCGACGTATCTTGTGTAAAAGTTACACCCTGTATTCTTAAATAATTTCCTGTAGTTTCATCAAGAGATAGGGCTTTATCTGTATTGTTAAATATTAAAAATTCTGCACCATAGGAGTCTGCTTGAAATCCAGAAACTGTGTAGCCTTTAATTCTATTAAATGTTGGAGATAGTTTAGCGTAAAGTGCTGGATAAGCACGATCATATTTAATATCAAAATATGCACATTCACGCATAATTGTTCCAAACTCTTCATAATACATTTTGTATGCTGGAGGTTGTTGTGAGCTTAATCCAGAGAGATACGTAGAATTTACTATGCCGCTCATTGCATATTTTCTAAATGATTCATCAGCGTCAATTATCCCGTCTCCAAAAGCAAGAGCATTTGATGCTACCGTGCCTGATGGCGATCTAAGATCAACTGTTGAAAACACTGAGTTTTGAGCATAGTTTTCTGATAAAGCATATAGATTTTCAAACATAACTCTAGCTGAACCACGTACAAAAGGTGCCATGTTATTATAAATTGGAAGTGGATCTGTGTCGTCTATCACTTTAATTAATGTATTATTAATATATAAATAGAATCTACGTGTACCACCAATATCCTGATATTCAACTGCTAAGTCATATACTGTTGGTATTTCTTCTGCAGCCATTCTGTATTGTCCAGTAAATCTACCATCATCTACTACAATGCTCGTTATCCCTCCCCATAGCTTAACTGGTATAGCATCGTTACTAGATGAATCTTTTTTAATCTTATAAAAAACAACATTGTTTAAAGAAATTTCTGATTCGCCAGCATCATTTAATTTTAAATATGAATCAATATTTGCTTCATTCATTGCTATTATTTCAAAATAATACCCAACATTGGTATTTGGATTTAGCAATACTGCAATTCCTCCAGACCCACCTCCAAGCGTAATACTTTTACTTGGATCTATTCCAGGTACCTGATAATATGGAATTGATCCAACTGGAGTTTGACCCCTTACCTCGCTACTTTCTATTTTGCCAATAATTCTCATTCTAGTACCAAAATGTTTATAAGCATTATCTAATTGCTTATATTGATAAGAAACAAAGTTTAGTGGGTTTTCATTTGTTCTAAATGATGGTCCATTCATTACTAAAGCAGATGATTGTATAGTTCCAGACTGAACAGTTTTTAATGTATTTGCTTCTGTCTCAGACAGATAGCTTGTAGCCATAAAGTTTTTAATAATACCATTTCTAGTTGTTGATCTTGCTACTGATAACTCTACCCCTGCTGATCCAATTGTGGTTGATGGTATCTGTGGGTCTATCTCTGTTGTAAATAAATATTGGGACTGCATATTGCATCCACGAACATAATTGTTGTCTGACCAGTAACTGTTCAATCCTGCATAATGATCTGTAATTGTGGTTCCAAACTGTCCACGACCATGTTCGTAAACTGGACCAGACTTTAATCTTTCAATACCGCCTATTGTTTCATAATAAGGAACAGAGTATATTCTTACAAGGCCAGTTGGATAAATTTTTCCATTGAATGGCAGGTTTGCAAAATATCTTTGGTATTCTTGATTGCTTGTAATCCAAACATTTCCAATACCAGTTATATTAAACTGTGCGGCATCATACTTAATTATTTCTCCATTGGCATAAAAATATCCCTGATATCTTGTTAGCCAATAAACATTTTCACCAAGATCCATTATATTATTTATAACATTATTATTTATAACAGTTGGTAATGCGCTAGACAAATTTGCATTAAGTGGCATTGCACCTAAAACGTAGTTACTTTGCTTTTGTACAGATTCATTCACGGTTTTAGTAAATTCATCGCCTGCTACCTCCCACAAAAGAACTGGTAGGTATGTCCAATTTTTTTCACGATCAATCATGCTTGCAAGTTTTAATGATGGATATGTTCTTTGAATATATCTAGTTGTATAATTTATTTTTCCGTTATTATATACTTTAGTATCTTGAGAAGATATTGAGACTATATTTGGAAGTATTCCAGATGTAGCATTCTGCACTACTCCAGTATTTGTTTGATTATTAGATCCAGAAAGAATAATGTCAGTTGCTCTATCGTCCACGCTAGGCATTAGATAATTTTTGCTCATTACAACAAAGTTGTTATATTCATCAAAAAACATTGCTGTTTGAGTTGATATCGCTAATTGATTTAATATTTCTGCAACATTTTGATCTGGAGCAACAAAAAAATATGGAATGATTGGTTCATCTTCATCTGGCAATCTCTTAAATGTATAGTTTGAAAAACCAATAAAATCTAACATAGTAGAAATAGCAAAACTTAAAGATACATCTGTTAGTAGTAGTCTTGGAGCTGGCATTGACTCTAAGAAAAAGAAAAAGTCACGAAGGTCAATAGATATGGTTCCTGCAGTAATGTCTGCTTGAGGCATACCTTCTGAGTATAAAGATTTTATTGGAACATAATAATCAAAATCATCAACATTTTGAATTATTTCATAAAACGTAAACTTAATATTTTTTCTTACATAATCTTTAATAATGCTGTTTGTATTATTAGAATTAAATGCTTGATCATCATCAAAAATAGACATCTGTCCGACTGAAGCAAGAAGTTGTCCAACTGGAAGCGAAGTTACACCAATATCAGATAATACTTTAGTAACCTTATACTCTATAACTTTATCAGAGATATCTGCTACTAATCTTGGTGACATTTCAATTAAATCGAAAGTAGAGTCAAACTTATTCATAGTTTCAACAACTATTCTTATACCACGAATATATTCAAATTCTCTATATTTTGTACCGCCACCAACTGAATCATTAAAACTTAATGGTGAGGTAAAATCAGTTAAAAAACTTGTATTTTTATTTATAGAATCGTCGCTAAGAGTCCATCCATAGTCTGGAATAAACTCTTCGTATTCTTCTCCAGTCCAAATAAAAAATGTTCCAATATTATTTTCATTTTCTATAACAAGATATGAATATCCAATAACTGATTTTTCTGGCAACAATGTTTCAGACGATAGGGTTTCTGCAAATATAAAAATAGACTTGTACTTATCTGGAACTATAAGGCCGTACTGTATGTCAACGTATCCATCTGGACCTATGATTGGAGAGTTGTCATTTCTTACTGAGTTTTCATCAAAAGAAATAGCACTTACCCAGTTGTCTTCTTTTAGATATTCTATTTTCCATTTAACTGGAGTTGTTTTATTTGCATTTCCATACATAGGATCTGCTACCTGTCCAGTAGCTGTTGTAAATGGTCCTAAATCAATATCCCCAACATTTGTTTGCATCTTTACAATTATTCTATTTGCTGGTACATTGTTTTTATATACTACAAATGGAACTGCATCATCAATATAGTTTAAACCATTAGATATATTTGTAGCAATACCACGCTCAATATTGTTTTCTGTTCTAAAAGAAGTCCAGTATCTAAACTGATCATATCTTGAACCCATATAATACCGTGGTCTTTGTGCAAATGCTCCGTTAGCTCTTTCACGCAATGCTTCATACTGTGCAGTATTAGGAAGCGTTAATGCTGTAGTAGTAAAATTATTTACATTATTGTTTTCAAAAAATACTGCTTTATTAATTCCAGATCTTGGTCTAAATGGTTTTAAACAATCTTCTAAAGAATAAAGCATCTTTATTTTTTCATCTTTAAGTGTAAATTTTTGAGGGGTACCAGAATTAGTAAATCCACCATCTACAACTACATCTGCATCTGTAGCGCCAGTATAATAATTTCCTACATCTAGAGGATCAAAGCTTATTGGCAAAGTTCTGTACTGAACATTGCTATCAGTTGGTCTGTATCTATAATTACCAGTTTTAAAAATATTATCTGGCATATTCATATTCCACTCAGCCAGGACTAAAGATCTTAGCTGTATTGTTGCTGATGTTTCTAGATGTGTCTTTAATGCTTCGCTAACAAACATTTAGACCTCTTCCAGAGTTACCGAAATATTCCAGAGATCAAAATTGCTACCGCCACGCTTAACAACAGAATAATTAAAGTCAGAAAAATAAACTTGCATTATTTCATTATATTTATTTAAATTACCAAATGCAGCATTATCATCACCAAAATTAGAATACTTATCATATGCAAGATACATCCAAAATGGTCCAGGATGAGAGTTGTACCAATCTAATATTTCTACTCCACCTGCACCGCCGTCTGCAGTAAATTCTTGTAGATTATTTTGATATGGAGAAATACCAGTTGCTGGATCAAATTCAGCATTTTGATAAAAAGATCTAGATGGTAATAGAGTCCAAGAAACAGACATTTGCATTTTATCTGCTATATGGTAAGAACGCATACGACCATTAATAGTTCTTTGTCTTTGCTCAATTCTTTGTGGAGTGAAAGACATATCTCCTCTATTATGATCTGAAAGAATAATGAATTGGTCTATAAGGCTTTCATCTGTACCGCCTGGAACGTCTGCCCCAACCTCATAGCCATTAGGCACATATAGGCCGCTTGTAAGCGTTCCTGAGTTATTTGACCATAGAATAGCCTGTGGTCTTTGATATCGTCTACGGCCAGTAATGTAGGCTGCTGTAGCCATTATCTTTGTCCCCTAATTCTCTGTGAATCAATATATTTAATCTCATTCATAACTGCTCTAGCAATATTATCTGGAGAGGCATTTGTTCCACCTACATTGATTCCTACACTATAATTATACACGTTGTTGGTGTTATTTGTGTTATCTCCAGCTGCTGCTCTTACTGGCATAGATATAACATTTCCAGTACCGCCGTATGTTGGTGCAGATAGTGATTTAGAAAATGCTGGCATTCTCATATTATTCATTGCTTCTAATTCTGGAAGGAATGCAGATGTAGCCTTTCTATTTACAACAAATTCTCCAGGTGTAAGCATTGCTGGAACCGTATCTGTTCCACGAACAAAATCTCCAGAAGCAAAATATTTTGGTTTAACCATTCCACCACTAGCCATTGCTACCACACCATATTGTCCGCTTCCAGATCCGCCTCTCTTTAAAAGACTATTCGGAACTTTCTTACCAGATTTTTCATATTTCTTAATTATTTTTGCTCTCATTTTTGCATTAGCTGCTTTAACATCTGCAAGTAAATCATTTGCATCTTTTTCTAAGGCAGTTATGGCAGCATCTGTTGCTGCTACAGAATCTGAATTTAGATATTCATTAAGTTCATCTATTGCTGCTGTTGCTGCGTCTGCTGCTTCGGCAGCTAATGCTGAAGCATCCGTTGCTGCATCGGCTGCATCAGTTGCCTCTGCTGCTGCATTAGCTATAACAGAAGCATCGTTGCCATCAACAACGCCATCGCCATTATCATCTGTTGCAGCAACATCAGTATCTCCACTAATATTAATTCCGCTTTTAATCTTACCCTTAATACTTTCAAATGCCTTAACAATATTATCAACAATAGTTTTCATTGTTGCAAGTTCACCCAAATTAATTTCTTTTAGGGCTAATTCATAAGCATCAAGAGCAAGGCTTGTTGCTTCCCAGGATAGTCTTTCTTTTTCTATTGCATCGATCTTTGCATCTAGAATTGCTTGGTGCTTATCTACCTGTTCCTGTAAATCATCTAAGCGCTTTTGAGCATTTGCTAAATCTTTAGTTCTATAATCATCAATAGCTTTTTCATGCCCACGAATTTTAAGAACAAGCCCCTCTCTTGCTTCTTGCATATTATAAAGTCTATCTTCAAGAACAAGAATATCTGCTTGCACTTTCTTTCGTGCTTGCTCAAGAGTAAATGATCTTTGACTAATCTGGAATTGTTCTTCTTCGATTTGCTTTCTTGTCATTCCAGATGAAGATACTAAGGCATTTAGTTCCTGTTGTCTTGCAGCATTTATTAAATTACCAGATTGTTGTGACGCAGCGCTAGCAGCCTGAGATCGCATTTCTTGTGCAGCCTTTGCTGCAGAAGCAATATCACCTTGGCTCAAAGCGCTAGCAAGATCAAGCTGTCCTCTTTGTTGATTAAGAATATCCTGATTAATTTGAGAAATCTGCTCAAGAGCTTTAGCCTGAGCATCATACTTTTCATTAATTTTATCAGCAGCACGATCTATTAGTTCAAGATCGTTAGATAAAATTGTAGATCTATCAGATAGAGCAGAAAGTGGTCTATTATATACTTCTTCAACAGTTCTTTGCATGTCATTAATTTCTTCTTGCAGATCTGCCATTGGAATATCAAACTTATATTTAACCTCAAGATTAATAGCATCAATCTTATCTTGTTCTTCCTGGATTTTTTTATTAATAGCATCAATGTCTTTTTGAGCTATCTTCATGTTTAATCTAAGATTAAATGTGTTTCTATCAAATTCATTTTGTGCTTGTGCTGCTTGAAGATCAAGAACCTCTTTATTAAACGTAATTGCTTCTCTTGCTTTTTCCTGCATTGTTTGCTGCTGTGTAGCTTGCTTTTTGAGTAGTCCTAGATATTTTTCAGTTTTAGCAATAATTTCATCAATACCCTGACCAGTAACAACAGCCATAACATATGCCTGATTTTTTAATATTTCTAGAATAGTTTCTTGATCTATCTGCTTACCCTTTAAAATATCATAAGCCTTTGCTTGATTTTCTAATGCATCAATTTGTGTATCTAGTCCTACTAGAGCTTCGTCTTTTTTCAATCTTATTGTTTCATTTATCTTTTTATTTAGCTCAGTTCTTTCACTAATTGAAAGTGACAAGAATCCTTGATCTGCAATCATTGCAACCATTGTTTCATCCTGCAGAATTCTTTCAATTTCCATTCGGTTGTAGCCCTGTTTAACCAATATCTTGTATGCATCAATTTGTCGCTGTATTGCAGCATTTTCAGTATCTATTTTATTAATTAACTCAGCAGCAGCTAAACTTCTTAGTCCAGCATTGATGATCTTAAAGTCATCTTTTAGCCCTGTTACCCTACCACCCTTACCAAGAATCAAAAAGTCTTTTGCAAAATTCTTGAATTCGTCTGCACTAAAACCTTCAATAATACTCATAAATTCTTCACTAAGAACAATTCCAGCATCTTTTGCTTCTTTTCTTATAGCATCAAGAGCACCTTTTTGATCTTGTAGTACTGGATTTACTGTTTTACCAGCGCCTTCTCCATAAAACTTTCTTAGTTCCTTAAGTGGAGATAGTGCATCAAAACTACTTTCTTTAAGAAGTTTTAATCTTTGTCCAAGATCTTGTAGCCATGATCCTTTAGCTCCGCCCTCAGTAGTTCCAGTGGGTCCTGCTGCTGGAACATTTGATGTATCTGTTGGATCATAACCAAATATTTCAGTAAGTGCTTTTGCTTCTGCAGCCTTACGAATATTAGAGCCTTCTTTAGCATTTGTTTGCAACCATCTAGAATATCTTTCTGCATATTGAGGAATAATAGATTTATCACTGGTTGCTTTTTGATAAGCTGCCTCTAACTCTCTATTCACAACAGCTTCAAATGAATCTGATGTCTTTAATGTTGTTAGAGTAAATATTGCTTGGAATCTTAACTCTTTAGGAAGTTTAGAAATAACATCCCATTGATCAATAGCATTTTGTAATGTAGTTGGAACTGCCTGTCCAGACTTAGTTAAGTCTTCTTTAACCTTAGTTAATACATCTAAACTTATTTGTCCATCTGGTATTAATTTCTTCAGTAGTCCAATTTCTTTTCCAAGCTTTAGCATATCTTTATAATCTTCTGGATTAGTTTCCATATTTAAGACTATTCCTATATACTTAGGAATTTTAATGAGCTCTTCTATACCAGCAAGTGTAGCGTCTGCCTCTTCTTTATCTTTTCTTTGAATATCAAGGAATAATTGTTTTCTATTTTTTTCACTTGGAATAAATGTCATAATTGTTGCAAGACGTTGCAATCCTTCAGTTCCTTGAACATCAACAAGTGCTGTTAGTTGCTTTTCTGCTTTCTTAGTATCGGATGAAAGATTTTGAACAACCATAGCTGCTTCTCTTGGTGTTAGAACATCTGAATCTATAAGTGTTTGAATCTTAAGGGTAATTGCATCACCTTCACCTCTACCAAATTTACCTTCTAGCAAACTTGTCAGAGTTGTTAAATCTGCTGTAGCAGCAGCATTTCCTTTAAATTTTTCTTGTAGTCCAACCTGGAAAGACTCCATAAACTTTTCACGTAGAGCTCCACGTTCTGTGCCACCAGGAATAAACGTTTCCCAGAATGTTCTTTTATCTATTTGTTCAAACTGAGTTCCGACATCTCTTAAAATGTCACCTTGAGATTTTCTAATTTGTGCTGATCCAGAAGCTCTTTGTTCTTCAAGATCTGCAATTCTTTGTTCTATATCCGCACGTTCTTTTGCTGTTTTAGCGGCTTTCTTTTTAGCTTCAAGATTTTTAATAGCAATTCCAATTTCAACATTAAGAGCATCAAGAGCCTGCTGAGATGCTTTCATGTTCTCAGAAACTACTCCTTGGAATAATCCTGCTGCTTTTCCAATTGCTTTCTTTTCTTGACCCTGTTGGAATTTTCTTATTCCTAGTTCTATACCGCCGAAGATAAGTGTTCCAAGAGTTGCAGATATCCATCCTGCAATTGGAACAACAGCTGTTCCTTTAGATGCAATATTCAGAGCACGAGCACCCATTGCAATTTTACCTAAAGCACCAACCTTTCCAGCCTTTTCTCCAGCCATTGCAACATTGAGTGCACCAACACCATATGCTGCAGCTCCTGCTGCTGGAACTGCACCCATTGCAAGCTGTCCAGCCTCTCTGCCACCTATTCCAGCAAATCCACTTCTTTGTTGTCCAATAACATTTTGTAAGTTTGCAAAAGCGCCACGCTGCAATTCTCTGTTGCTAGCAATAATATCAAGCTGTACTTGCAACGGCTTTTCTAAAATATTTTGTCCATTTGGACCAATAAGCTCTGTTAATCTACTACGAACATCTAGCTCAAGCCTTGCATCTTTTAGATCTCTTGTAATAGCAACTGCAATAGATTCTGCTTGAACAGCAGTCAAAACTCCTTGAGAAACTGCTGTAGCAAGTTGACCAGCTAAAGATCTAGCTCCTGCATCTACACCAAGAGTAGCCACAGTTTGATCAAATGCTGCTTTAAGTTGCTTTCCATAATCAGAGTTACTTATTATATTTTTACCAAAATCCATGCTTACTGGAACAATTTCTGTTGTTCTTGCTCTGCGCTTTGCTTCTTCTTCTTGTGCTATTGATACAGTGCCAGTTATTTTTCCAAGCTCTTCAAGATTATCTGTAGTCATCATCATAGACTTAGCTTGTTTTTGCCCATCAATAATAGACTTCTTTATTTGTGCTGATTGCATTTTAAATAATGCAGTTAATCCAATAACACCAGCAATCATCATTTTTAATGGTGAATTAATCATTGGTAATAGTCCAGCAAATACTGTAAGCGCCATAATAAGACTCATGTTTTGTCCCAAGGCACTTTCTGGTTTGCTCATTCCATACATCATTGCCATAGAGCCAGCCATGCTGAGGCCCATTGAAGGACCCATTAATTTGTTTGTACGTTCCATTCTTTGGAACTGTCTATAATTTCTTTTTTCTGCGTAACTTAGTTTTCTGCCTGACTCTGGGTCTACATCTGGTACATTTCCATATCCAAGCATATATCCACGAATGCCAGTTGTGCTTGCAAGCTTTCTTTGTTCTTGTGCTGCTTGTTTTGCTGTTTGAGTAGAAGATTTTGTAGCGTCTGTATCACCTTGTACTGCTGCAGTGTTTTTTTCTACCGAATCTTTCAAGTCTGAAAACACTGGCATTGGAATCGGTCTAGCCGCAGCTCTTGCTGCTGCACGTTCTTCTCTTAGGTTTCTATCAATACTTGCTTCATTAATTGAAGTTCCAATTTTTGTTCTTGCAAACCTATCTACTACCCTATTTATAATTCTGTCTGCCCTGCTATTAGGATCTCCTACAAACTGCATAGACTCTCTACGCATTTGTTCTCTTCTACTTAGTGTCGGATCTCCCCAAGGATCAGTTCCTGGTGGTGGTGGCGGTAAATTTGATCCTTGATATCCAGGAACACTATCAGAAACTATAGAACTAAGTAATCCACGATATTTTTCACTTTGTCTTGCTGGAATTACCGCTTCACCTGGAGCAAGCATTGCTGGTTGAATGTCTCCAGCACCTTTAGGTCCAGGTACAGAAACAATTCCATTTGCTAATCTCATAGGATCTGCAAATCTTGGAAGCATTGCTATTTCATCACGAGATAGTCCAGCATCTTTTAGTAAGTTATATTGATTTGCTCTTGATCCAAATTTATCATAATAATTGCTGTAGTTAAGACGATAGTCAAGTAACGCATCAGCAACCCTTTCTACAGAAGATCTTTCTTGTAATGGCTTTTTTAATATTTCTGCTCTTAATTTAGCAGCATCATTTCTATTCCAAACATGCTTTCCACCAAGAGAAGATTGTTTTGCAACATCTTGAAAATATTTATTTAAAAGAGACTGCTCTTCAAAGACATTCCATGGGGCATTTCTTTCATAATCTCCCATTTTTGAAGCTGCTGGAAGTCTATGACTTAATGCTCCAGCCCCTACTTCTAACGACTCTGAACCACGTCTGCTTGCTTTAGCAGTTGTTGTTATGTCTAAAGGAGTAATACCATATGGATTTTTTGCTCCAGATATTGCTTTAAGTATATTTATTTCTTGTTCAAACTCTTCTTGAATAGCACGGTAAGCTGCACTATTTTTATATTTTGTCCTTAATGATTTAACTTCTTTTTTAACTGGTCTTTTCTTTTCAACATCAGCTTTTTGTAATTTACCAGCAATTCTTTTAGCAGTTACAACCTTTTCTCCAGCTAGGCGTGTTCTTATAATACTTTCTAGTTTAGCTGCAGTATCTACTGCTGCACCCTTCTTTTTTACACCGCCCCTTGCATCTAACCAATCTTGATTTGCTTCAAGCTCTCTCTTTAGTTTATCTACTTCTGTTTTTTTAATAAATATAGATGATTTTCCAACAGTAACTCTTGCTAGTCCATCGCCAGCATCGTCTATGAAAATACGTTCTAGTCCACGTCTTCCAGCTATTTGAGATCCTACTCGTAACCCAGAGCCACCAGTAGAAACATTTCTTGCTGCACCAAAGACTAAATCATCAAACTGTCCAGGGAAGGAAGTTCTTATAAAAGGATTTCTTCCACCAAAAAACCCTGGAACTTTATCTTGAATAATTTGATTAATAAATCCTGCATATTTTTTAGATTGTTCTGCTGGAATAACAGCCTCTCCTGGTGAGAGCATTGATGGAACAATATCTCCAGCACCCCTTGGTCCAGGAACTGATGTAGTACCGTCTGCAAATTTCTTTGGTGCTGGTCCTTTTCCAGGAACGAATAGTCCTGGATTCTTTGCAGCAAAACCACCCATTGCAACATTTGCTTGATTGTATGTTGCTATTAAAGATGCAAGAGCTTGTTGCTCTAGTCTATAAGCAGCAGAAAGCTGTTCGTGTTTTGAATATAATGAGTTAGTTACAGAAATATTTTCTAACTCTTCATTAGTTAGGTATTGTGTTTTTAGAGCAGCATCGGAAGATCCGTAGGCAAGCTGTTGATATCCCTTACGAAGTAGATTTACACCCTTAAGTCCGTTAGCAAAAGCATTAGCAACAAGACCAAATGTCATCAAAAATATTGGACCAATACCGCCAACAATACCCAAAATTAATGCAACTGCTTTTTTAAATCCTTCTGGAAGCTTGTTAAAGTTTTCTGCCATTTTACCAATATATTCAATTACGGGCGTGAGGACTTCAGCAAATAGCTGACCAATAGGTGCGATTGCTTTCTTTAGTCTTTCTACTGCACCCGCTAATTTATTCATAGGTGAATCTGCTTGTACCTTTAGTTCTCGCTGTGATAATATTGCCAATTCCTCTACTGATGCATTGGCAAGTTGTAGCACACGAGCAGCCTGGGATCCCTCTTTAGTCACGTTGTTTAGTAGTGCTGAAATTCTTGCAAACTGATACTTACCAAATATTTGCTCAATGATTCTTGATTTTTGAAGGTCTGTTAATGGCTGTAGTGATTTAGCAAAAGCCATTATAATATTTCTTAGATTTCCTGCATTTTCTTCTACAATACCCTTTAAGTTAATTCCAAGTTCTGCTGCACTTGCAGAAGCTTTTTTGCTTGGGTTAATCAAAGATGCAAGGCCAGACTTGAGTGCGTTGGCACCTTGTGCAGCACTAATTCCACCTTCTTGCATAGCTGCCATAAAGAATGCAAGGTCTTTAACATCTCCACCTAGCTGCTCAACTACTGGAGCAACACGTGGAATAGCTTCTGTTAAATCTTCAAGAGCAACAACTGTTTGGTTTTCAACTGCGTTTAGAAAATCAATTGTTCCAGACAACTTGCTTTCGTCAATCTGAAATGCGTTTCTTAGTGCAATCGTAGTTTCAAGTGCTTTTTCTTGTGTAACTCCACCAAGAACTGCAAGCTTGTTTGTTTGTTCTACTAAATTTTCTAACCCTTTACCGCTAAAACCTGCTGCTGCTGCATCTGCAGCCATTCCAATAGTATCTGCTACCTTAAGACCATATTTAGTGTATTCATCAGCAAGATCACGAATATTTTTTAATGCTTGATCTGTTGCACCCTGATCTGTAAAAATATCACCATATACTTTTTTAAACCTAATTACCTGAGTTTCAATTTCTTTAAAGGTTTTTACTGCTTGAGATCCAAAAAGCATTAATGGAATAGTAAAACCAACCATAAGCTGGCGACCAGCCCACTGTGTATTTTTACCAAAATTTAAAAGTTTAGTTGCACCATCATCAAGAAGCTTGTTAAATATTTGCTGGCGCTGAGTAGCAAGCATAAGCTGCGTTGTAACATCTCTATAGTTTAGAGCTTTAGGTGTAAATTTAAGGGCATTCATTGCCCCCTGTGCATCACGGCCTAGCTGAACGTATTGCTGCTGTAATACTTTGACACGTTTTTCAACTAACTTTCCTACTGTGTCAAATTCATTACCAAACATTCTTCCAAATGTTCTGGTAGATGCCATACCATAACGGAAGTACTCTTTTAATGAAAGCTTAGATCTATCAAGTGCTGAAGAAAATTGTTCTGTAGCAGTTTTCATTCTGCCAACAGATGCAGTCCACTGACCAGTTGCGTTTACATTGTGTAATAAAGATTGTGCGTATTTTGACTGAGCTTGTGCTGCAGTCTTTGTTCCAACAACAAGGGCACGGTTAAGGGCAGTTAATTCTTTCTCAAGGGCACGAAGTTGTGCCATGGCTTGAGCTGTATCAATATTTATAAAAATATTGCTATTTACATCTCCTGCCATTAACCGTTACTCCTTATTAATTTATTATTGCTCTGATGCCAGAGCTAGAAGTGCTGAGTCTGAAAGATTAATTCCAGAAGCTGCTTCTATAATTTGATAAACTGTTGGCAAGTCAATAACTTCCTCAAGCTTATCTGTGTCATCCCCCAAATCTGGCTTGTACTGTTGCATTGCAATCTGTACACATTCCATTAGCAGTGTCATAGACTTATCATTGTCATTTTGAACTGCGCTAAGACCTTCAAACTTCTTCATGAATTGACGAAGAAGTGAGATTTTTAGTGGTCTTACCTTGATTTTGGTTCCGTCAATAAGGGTAATTGTTTTTTCCTCATGCACGGTTGTAGCCATTGATCCTCCTTATATATAAGTATGTTAATTATAGCATGAATAGGCTAATTTTTCATAAGGGATGGGTCTCTTGCATCTTCATATTCAAGCCCCATTCCAATTCCAAATCCTGCTTTTTTAGCATTTTGTCCTTGTAAAGCCAGTACGTCATTACTGTCTGTAGCTTGTCCTTTACTGAATACCCTGGCCTTTAGGTCTTCCCATTCTTTTTGACCACGCTCTTTACCAGACTCTTTATCTAAATCAACACCCTGAATTGCTGCTAAAAATTTCTTTTCTTGATAATCTAAATCTCTTAAAGATGAAAGGGTAGCAAGTAGTTCTGGCATTGATATATTTTTCTCTAATTCTTCATAATCTTTCCAAATACCAAGCAAAAATAATTCTGCTTCTAGTCTTGCTAAATCTAGATCATCCCATGTTTGTCCAGAAGATTCTTTGTTACTGGCCTGTTCTTTTAATGTTTTATCAGAGTCTTGTTCTATTTTTAATGTACCCGCAGTATTTACCAGTTTATATAGATTTGGTAAATCAATCATTTCCTCTAAATCTTCTATTGTTTTTATTTCTGGATAAAATTGTTGGCAAGCAACAATACCACACAAAGAAAGCCAAGACAAGCTTTCTATTTCATTTTCGGCATCTTTTATTTTATTAAAAAATTCCATAAACCGTCTAAGATATTTAATTTTTAATGGAGATATTTCTATCTGAGTGCCATCAATTAAATAAATATAATCATAACTATATATTTGTGTTGCCATTTTATCTATTCTATCATAACAACAAAGCCCACCCCCGAAGGGATGGGCCTGTTATTAATCTAAAAATTAGATTATGATGCTGGAGTCCAAGTACGATCTACGATCTTACCATAGGAGCCAGATGTGTCTTCTGGAAGAAGACGGAACGAAACCTCGAACATTGATGCTTCGTCACGCTTTGCAGATACAGTTACATTCTCAATTGAGAGTGCACGGTATGCTGAATAAACACGCTCAACATATGCGGAGTCTTCGCAGTCTCCAGTTCCAGGTCCTACAGCAACAATACCACGCTCAACTGGGCATTCTCCAATGTCTCCTGCGGAGAGATTAAGAGTTTGTCCGTTTGATTGTGATTTTGTTCCTGATAGTTCATCTGAGCTAAAAGCAAGAGCCAATAGAAGGTTCTCAAGTGTAGCTTCAGCAAAAGCGGTAGCAAGATTTACCTGCATACCTTGTTTGAACAACTTAGCAACGTCAAGAATCTGGTCAACCTGTACTTCACCGAAGTCTGGTTGGAACTGCAATTCAAGACCGTTCATGGTATAACCTACGTTTGTATAAGCTGCATCATCAGAAAGGGTATCCTTAAAAGACTCAGAACTTACGAACGGCTCCAGTGTACCTGGAGTAAGGGTTGTATCTGCTACGAAAAGAGCAGCAGCACCAACGATAATGTTGGTCGACGTACCACGAGTATATGCCATTTTTTCACCTCTACTTTCAATAGAATCTATGAAGTTTTTGGCGGGTTTCCTCGCCTCAATTATAACATTGTTTTATATAATAATTTTATTGGCAGGCTTAGGCTCTGGTGCCCATTCATTATTTGTAAGCCCTGGCATTTGATGATAATCAAAATCAATAATGACCTTATTGCCAGCGTAGGTTCTGGCTGTTCCAAAGTCAATAATATCTCTTACCTCTTCTAGCTGATACACCTTAAAATTATGAAAATAGAACATATTGTTTATAGGGTCTTCATTTTCGTTTAGTCTTATCTGTCTATTAGAACACCAGTCGTTGACCTCTTCTGCAGACTCATCTCCACGATCTAATAGTCTAAGAACCTCTTCAAGAACTTGAATCATATTGGGAACTGCATTTTCTTCGGTAGCATAAAAATAATACAAAATTTGTTCACATTTAATATGAGGAAATGGCTTTCGTCTCATTCTAAACATTCTATCCCATGTAGCCATAACACCTTCAAAGCCATACTGCTGTACCTGTGATGGCGTTAATGTATCTGGATTAATTAAAACAAAGTTTTCTGTTAGGTCATCAATTGATGATGGCACAGATGGAAAAAGCGGTACGCCAATTCCTACAGTATTTGCTAATTTTGCCTGTAAATATTTATTAACCCACAATACTGGGGTATTTAAAGATGTTGTATCTGCCATTATCTACCAACTCCTGCATTTGCTATCCATCTAAATCCTGTTTCAATACCTTTTGATCTACCAGTTTTTTTGCCAGACTTTAGGTTCTTTTTATATAGTATAGGATTATTTAAGTAATCATATACACCAGTAGATCTTAAAAATGCTTGTGTAAAATATCTACTAAAGAAACTATCAAAAACATTCTCAAATGATCCTTGTGTTTGTACTCCTCCAGGGTTATCTACATATACTGGATTTTTTGTAAATACCGTTTCTCCATCCTCTTCAAATACAAGAACGTCTGATCTTGATGGTCGTATGACAACTGGAATACCCTGCTCCATAATTCTAGCCTTGTCATAAAATGGTACATTAGATCCATTTTTGATAGACTCTGATTGTTTAAATGTAGATATGAAAGATAGTCCTAGATTGCTTACTGTATATTGAATATCAAATAATCTAGAACCCATATTACCAACCCTATCCCATTCATAAACATGGTGTAATGCATTTGGATTCATTCTTGCATTAGAATCTATATATTCTTCAAGAACCTCTTTAATCATACCGCCTAGATTTCTTAAAAATACTGATTTACCAGCATTTACGCCATCAAGAAATCCAAATGAATACTCTACAATATTATTCATTTCTTTTTGAAACTGCTTGCTGTTAATAGACATTTTAATCATAAGTCGCTGGCCTGATTCTCTGATCTACGAACTATTAGCTTGTAATATTCTATTGATCCAAATGGACCAACAACGGGTTCTTGTGTTGCTATTTCAAATATTGTTGATTTGCCAGATCTTGGTCCAGCAGTTTCTAAATATATTGGAGAGTCGTGAGCGGTTCTAATATTTGTAATAATAATATTTGTTATAGATTCTTTTGACTCATGTGAAGAAATTCTCAAATCTGTTTTTGATCTTCCAATAAGAAGACTTTCTTGATTAATTTTTACATTTGGTTTTACATCTTCTGCATCTGCTGTTCCAGCTTGTGCAAAACTACAGGCAAAGGTTCTATCTAAAACCCATGTCTTTTTTAAGTTTCCGTAAGCCTGCTGTTCTACTATTGGATAATATATGTCGGCTTTAAGTGGATATATAAAGTCTGTGGTTTCACAGATGACCATTATAGTACCCCAGGTGTGCCAAAGTTTGTAATATATTTTTCTAAAATTCTATCTACTACAAGATTTCCAGTACCGCCAAAAGATTCTTTTTCAAATTCAATTCTAAATTGATCTGTTGAATACTTGGAAACATATCTCTTATGATAATCAAGCTTTCCGCACTTTAGGTCTTCAATTAGCATCATTACTGCATCTTTAATATCAAATGGAACAACCTTATATCCAATTTCTAATGAGAATAAGTAATTCCATCCCATTGGAAACGTAACTCCTGGGGCAACAGCTAGTGTATTTGGACTATCTTCTGTATCATATAAATACATTGAATCAGAGTACGCTAATGGCACTCCCTTTGGATTTCCAGTCATTCTTATATAAGAATCTTCTTGCTGTACCCAGTCTTTGATGATAGATGTTTTATCTTTTGTTAGTAAATAATTCCACTGCCCTATAGCTTGTGGGTCTTGACTTGAGTCCCAAACAAGAGAATTGTTTTCATACGCTTTTAAAATTTTATATGTTCTATCCCATACTGGCATAAAATCAGTATTGTTACCTGTTGTTTCATACCATGAACGTTCAAAATAAAAACCTCCAGGGACCATGGCATCAATAATTGCTCGTGCCAAACCTTCTAACTGGACATATTCATTTTTTTCTGTAGCAGTAGTTCCTAATGAGTATGGATCAACATATGGCCTCATTATTTCAAGATTATCTTCTACAACTATTTCGGCTTGCTCGCCATCAACATCATCATAGATTGCTAAATAATATGATTCATCATATGTATTAAACAATGAAGGAAGCGTGTACTGTATCTTAGAGTCTGAGCTAGATGTTAGATTTTCTTCTACTTCTACTACGTTTCTAGAACTATCTTGAATAACAAGAATGTAGTCGCTGTTTGCCTCTGGTACATCGTAACTAATTGAAAGCGGATATGGTGGTAAACGCAAAACCTGCATTATATTTTGCCGTAATGTTTAGCTACTTCAGCTGGAGATGCCTCACGGACACCTTTTTGCTTAAGCCACTTTACAGACTCCTCCTTTGTGACAATGTTATACCCCTTTTCAAGGCTTCCCACGCCACTCCAATGAAGATTCTTTGCTGAAAACAAAGCCACTTTCTTTTTTGGAGACTCTTGTTCCTTTTTTGCTTTTGTTTTTTCTTCTGTAGGTACAAAAGGAAGTATTGCTTCTAATATCTCTACCTTAGTATTTGCACCAACAAGATCAATATGATTTTTTTTAGCATATGCTCTTAGTTGTGGAACTGTCTTTTTCTTAAATTCTTCTACTGCTTCTATTACTGTTGTCATTTTTCCTCCACTGCTATTATATCAGAATTCGATTATTTATACAAACTTTGTGGTTTTCTAACTCCCGCTGGAGTACCACTCATAATTATATTTTCTCCAAAATTTGCTGTAGGAATACAACCCATAGCAAATCTTTCTGTAATAATTCCATTAGGACCACTAATAACTGTTCCTATTCCTCCAGCAGCTATTGTACCGTCACCACTATGCTGATGGTCTACTGTTGGATTTCCTGGATATGACATATTGTTTCCTAATGCGTAAGGAGGGCAGTTTTTAC